CTCTTTTTCACACCCGCGAGAAAGTAAATAAGATGAAAGGAAGGCCAAAAATACCTACACAATTAAAAAAACTGAAAGGAACCGAGGATAAACGATGGATGTTGGAGAATGAAGTTAAATTTGATTTAGTGATGGGCGACAATTCCGATAAAATAAAATTGAAAGGCGACGCGCTTAAAATATTTAGCGAAGTTTGCGAGCAGCTGCGCAAAACTGGAATCATGGCCGAAGTTGACAGCGAGTTGGTTTCGGCGTATGCGCAGAAGTTGGCGACGTATAAGCAAGCAATAAAAATGCTGGAGGCCGAGGGCGAAGTAATAACTGGAGAAAAAGGCACTCGCATAAACCCTTGGTTTGATGTGAGCGAGCGAAGCTTGAAGCAAGCCATTGCTATTGGCGTGTTGTTCGGAATCACACCAAGCGCACGCGCTCGGATTCCTGCGCAGGCAGCACCGGCGAGCAAATTAGAATTACTTAAAAAGAAAATATCATGAAAAACTTTGAAATCACAAAAACCGCTACCGGTTACATACTAACAATTGACGGCGCGGCCGTTGACAAATGGGGCAAGCCATCAGACACGCCACACGTTTACCGCAATAAATATCTGGCGCAGCTTGCGGAGCGGTATCTGAAAAATATCACGGTTACAGTAAGCACCGACGAAGACAGCACCGACGTGGTGGTAAAATGGAGCAAGCCAAAGCATACGCGGAAAAAGTAATAAGCGGCGATATTGTAGCCGGGCAGCTTGTGCGCAATGCGTGCGAGCGTTTTCTGCGCGACCTAAACAGCTGGCAGTTTGAGCAGTCAAACGTTGATCATGCCGTAACGTTTATTCAAGAGTTGGAGCATACGACTGGCGAGCATGCAGGCCGTAAGTTTATCCTGGAGCCGTGGCAGTATTTCATTGTGGCCAATCTGTTTGGGTTTGTAAACGACGATGGCACGCGAAGATTTACGCGAGCTTACGTTGAGGTACCGCGTAAAAATGGTAAATCGACTTTCAGCAGCGCGCTGATGCTGTATGGATTATTGGCCGACGGCGAGCCAGCGGCGCAGGTGTATAGCGCAGCTACGAAGCTTGACCAAGCGATGATGGTATTCGGCGAATCGGTGCGAGTTTGCCAGAACGTGGATTTTCTGCAGGGCGAAGTCGTTGTAAACAACAGCGTTAACAATAGGCGGATATTGTACGGCCAGAATCTGTATAAGCCATTGGAATGGAACCCGAATAAACAGGACGGTTTAAATACTCACTTCGCTTGCATAGACGAATACCACGCGCACCCAAGCGACGACCTTTATAACGTAATCCGTAATAGTATGGGCGCACGCAGGCAGCCGTTGCTGTTCACGATAACGACGGCGGGTTTCAATCGCGAATCACCGTGCTACCGACATCGGCAATATTGCGGTAACGTGTTAAACGGCGCGATTCAAGACGACGGATTGTTCACGATTATATACAGCTTAGACGCTGGCGACGATTGGACAGACAAGAAAGTTTGGGCGAAGGCGAATCCGAATTGGGGCGTAAGTGTTTACCCAAGGCAGTTGGAGCAAGCAGTTAACGAGGCGAGGGAGTTTGTGCATAAGGAGGTGGAGTTTAAAACGAAGCTGCTAAACGTGTGGACTGACACCGCGCAAACTTGGATTAGTGATAAAGACTGGGCGGCATGTGAGCAGCAGTTGGATTTATTAGGCGAGCGCTGCTATGGTGGATTGGATTTGGCGAGTACGTCGGATTTCTGCGCGTTTAGTTTGTGGTTTCCTGAGCATAACGCCGTTAAGACGTGGTATTACTTACCGGAGGCGGCAATTAAGAAACGGACGGATAACGTAGGGCAGTCTTATCAGCAATGGGTGAGGGATGGGCATATCGTGGTAACGGATGGGAACGTAACTGATTACGCGTTTATAAAGCGGCATATTATGGAGCTGGCCGAAGATTACGACATACAGGATATTAGCTTTGACCGATTCAACGCGTCGCAGTTGGTTATTGAGTTGCAGAACGAAGGTTTGCCGATGTTCCCGTTTGGGCAGGGGTTTGTTAGCATGAGCGCGCCGACGAAGGAGCTTGAGCGCAAGGTAATGAATAAAGATTTAATCCATGACGGTAACCCCGTAACGCGGTGGATGTTGGGCAACGTGTTGCTGCAATACGATCCAGCGGGCAACGTGAAAGTAAACAAGGCAAAGTCGGGCGACAAAGTGGACGGCGTGGTTTCAATTATCATGGCGTTGGGGGGGTGCATGATTGAAGCTGCAAAAAATGAAACGCAAGATTTTTGGTTTGTGAAGCTATGAGGTTAGAGCTTATATATATCGATGAATACATTAAACGATATTATGAGCTATTGCCATTACATCCAACCTACGAGAAAGCCTGGGAGGCATTGGAGGCAGAATATAAAAACGCCATCGGCCGCAACCGATACGCTAACTATGCAACGTTTCGCGTGGTGCTGTGCAGGTGGATGAAAATAAATAGACGTTGTTAACGTCATGTAAGTAATTTAATATTTAATTTGTATTATGCAATTTCGGCTATGGCCAACTAAGACGGAGAAACGTAGCAGCCTATCAGCGCCGCCTGACTGGTTAGTCAATACGCTATCGAATATATTTGGTATTCAAACCAAGTCGGGCGCGGCTGTTAACGAAAACACGGCGCTATCTATTAGCAGTGTTCACGCTTGCGTGAGAGTTATAAGCGATGGCATAGCAGGATTGAGCTTGAAGCTTTACAAGGACGACGGAGCAAATAAGACGCAGATAACTAATAACTATGCGGCGGCGTTATTGAACGATCCTAACAGCTACCAAACCAAGTTTGATTTCATCAAATACATGGTGGGGCAGTTGGTGTTAAAGGGCAACGCATACGCATTCATTAATCGCGACGCGCGTTTTATTGCATACGAATTGCACCCAATACGCAGCGAATACGTTGAGCCGATAATTGAAAACGGCCAATTATTTTACCGGGTTACCATGAAGGGTTACCCGCCGATGGTTCCGTCAACAGACATGCTGCATTTTAAAGGGCTATGTACCGACAATCCGTTGAAGGGAAAGAATCCTATACAGGTTCACGCCGAAAGTTTGGGCATTGATTTGGCAGCGATTAGCAGCAGCGCAGGCGTTTACAAAAATGGAGTTTTAAAATTTCTGTTAACAAGCGACGCAGTTATTAAGCCAGAGCAAGCGGCGAATTTAAAAAATAGTTTAGACGATGTTATCCAAGGCCAAGCGCGCAGCACGGTGTTGCCGAATGGTATTAAGATGGAGAAATTAAGTTTAAGCCCAGAGGAAGCACAGTATATTGAACAACGGAAATTCTCAGCACAGGAAATTGCGCGGATGTTCGGCGTGCCCGCTTCCATGATTGGCGCAAGCGACGGCGGTATTAAATCCAGCGTAGAACAGGAATTTCAGGATTTCTATGCGCGCACGTTGTTGGCGTATGCGATTAACATTGAACAGGAAATGGGGCGCAAGCTGTTGACCGAGCAGGACAAACAAACGGATTATTTTAAATTTAATTTCAATTCGTTATTGAGAGCAACGGCAAACGATCGCGCAGATTTTTACAACAAAGGCATACGCGGTGGATGGTTGTCGCCAAACGAGGCACGAATGTTCGAGGATATGAATGGCTACGGCGAAGGCGCTGGCTATATGGTTGAATCTAATCTAATCCCCGCAGAGCAGATGGGCGCATACATGGACGCTAAGATAATTAATTTAACAAACAAGGCATTGAATAACAACAACCCGACAGGGGACAACAATAATACGCAAGCGTAATGAGAGAGAAACGCACCATAACTGGAACTATAAATTATCGCGCTGAGGGTGAAGGCATGCCAACGCAGTTGGGCGGTATAGCTGCCGTTGTAAACAGCGCAACGGATTTAGGATATTTTGAGGAGGTTATCGCACCGGGCGCATTTGATTATGCGCTTAGCAAAGATTACGATATCCGCTGCTTATTCAATCACGAAAGCGAGCTAATATTAGGCCGCACCAAGGCGAACACTTGCAAGGTGTTTGTTAACGGCGACGGAAATTTAGAATATACTTGGCTTCCAGATTATGAGAACCCGACGCATGTAAGCGTAGTGCGCAGCATTATGCGCGGCGATATTACTCAATCTTCTTTTGCGTTCACGATTCGCGAACAGGTTTGGACAGAATCCGAGAAATACGGAACTATGGGCAAGCGCGTGGTAAATGTGATAGAGGATTTATACGACGTTAGCCCTGTTACATATCCCGCATACGAGGAAACCGAAGCAGACGCTCGCAGCATTTTAAAGATGCGCGACGAACAGCGCGAGATTGACGCGGCCGAGCAATCAAAGGCCGACGCTGACATAATTAAATTGATTGCAATCAGATATAAAAATTATTAATACATGAAAAATATTAAAGCATTGAAAGAAGAGCGCGGCCATTTGTTAGACGAATTGGCTGGCTTGCAGACTGTTATCGAGCGCGAAGCTCGCAGCATGAGCGAATTAGAAACCAACAGATTGAACGACATCGAAGCGCGTTTGTCTGCAATTGCTAACGAAGTAGAGAAGTTAGACAAGCTTCAGAACTTGGCTGCGCAAGCTGCTGGAAACAGCGTAAGCCGTAGCGAAGAGAAAGAAAAGTCTAAAATGAAGGATCAGTACAGCTTCAAGCGCGCTATGGAAATGGCTATCTCTGGCCGTCGCGATGGCGTAGAGGGAGAGTTCAACGCAATAGCTGCTGAAGAATACCAGCGCAGCGGTGTTTCTGTTTCTGCTCATTCAATAAAAATTCCTTCCGAGGTTTTCAAACGCGATATGACTGCAACCGGTGGAAGCTCAGGCTCTGAGGGTGGTGTAAATATCCAAACTTCTGTTGGTTCTATTATCGACGTGTTGCTTCCTCGCACCGTGTTGCGCGGATTAGGCGTACAGCAGTTGTCAAACTTGGTAGGTAACTTAGACCTTCCAACTGCTTCAACTTTGCCAAGCGCAGGTTGGAATACTGAGAACGGAACAGCTACTGAGAAAAGCCCAGCTTTCAGCAAGGTTACTTTTTCTCCAAAAAGATTAGCTGCTTACATTCAGGTTTCTAACCAGTTAATGTTGCAATCATCTAACAGCATCGACGCTTATGTTAGAAATTGGTTATTGCAGGCTATGGCTCAGAGCATGGAAGCTGCTGCGATTAAAGGCGGCGGTTCTAACGAGCCAACCGGTATTATTGCTAACGCAAACGTTAACGTAGTTTTCGCAGGCGGCGCAACTTCAAACGCTACCAACGCTAACGGAGCTGCTCCAGTTTGGGCTGATGTAGTTAACTTAATGAAGGCAGTTGAAAACGCTAACGGCGATGGCGTTGCTTACTTAACTAACCCATTGGTTAAAGCTAAGTTGCAAACAACTCCACGTCAATCAAGCGGCGTTGAAGGTAACTTCATTTGGCCTGCTGGCGGTTCTGAATTGAACGGTTACCCTGTAGCTACTTCAACCTTGGTTCCTTCCAACTTAACTAAAGGCTCTTCCTCTACATTAAGCGCTGCTATTTTCGGAGATTTCTCTAAGATGGCTTTAGCTTCATGGGGTGGTATGGAATTAACTGTAGATCCTTATAGCGGTGCAACTGCTGGTTTGACCAACGTTGTATTAAACGCTTACATGGATTGCAATTTATTACAGCCTGCGGCCTTCGCAGTATGTAAGGACATCGTAGCCTAATAAGAACGTGGCGCGGCCGTTATCCGCGTGCGGTGCTGGTGGTTAATTCTGCCAGCATCGGCCAATTATGAAAGTAAGATTTTTGACTAACCCGACAGGCAAGTGGAATTTATCCTATAGCCTTGGCGAAGTTGTTGAATTAGAAACGAAACAGGCCGAGCTGCTTATAGAAGCGGGCGACGCTGTGGCTGTTGAAGAAAGCAAGCCGAAAAAAGTAAAGCCAATTAATCCCGAAGAAGGCGACTAATGATTACAGGAAAACGCATTATATCCTATAGCAACGCTGCTACTGATTACGTTTCATTAACCGAAGCGAAGCAGCATTTGCGCGTAACGTCCACAAGCGACGATACATATATCAGTAATTTGATTATGATGGCTGTAGATGCGTGCAGCCAATACCTTGGCTATAGCGTGCGTAAAGCATCGGTTCAGTATGGGTTTGATAATTTGGTGGGGCAGCCTGCAATTATGAATCCAGTTAACGGAACGGAGCAGCCTATAGGTAATTTGCTGCGCATACCCGGTAGAGTTTTAAGTTTGACAAACGTACAATATGTTGACGACAATAATACTGCGCAGGCGTTTACTGATTATATTGTATCGCCTCAGCCGTTGGGTAGCTATGGCCGCACCTTATTTATAACGGATGCACCAAGTTCAACGACCGACGACACTACCAAATATTTGGTAACCGTTACAGAAGGATTTGAGCCGCCATCGGCTACGGGTGTAGATGCGAGCGACATCATGCCGCAGTCAATTAAGTTTGCTGCGTTGCTGTTGGTGGGGCAGTATTATGATAATAGGCAGTCGATTGTGGTAGGTAGCAATCAGAGCAAAATGGATTTCGGATTGCATTATTTACTTGATCCTTATAAGGCAAACTATTTCATATGAACGCGGGTAAATTTGACGAGCTTATTAGCTTGCAATCCTATACTACAACAACCGACAGCGCCACAGGAGAAAAGCTACAGACGTGGGCGCAGTATGCGACAGAGTGGGCGCAAGTGGTGGAAGCACCATCGGGCATTGAGCAAGTCAACGGCGACCGCCGCGAGCATAAGCAGACAGTAGATTTTACAATCCGTTACAACGGAAGCGTAAGCGTTTACGACCGCATCGAATGGGATGGCGCGTATTACAACATTATTAATATTCAGGATTTGCAGCGCCGCATGTATTTAAAGCTTCAAACCGAGTTGACCAAGTGAATAAGGTTACTGGCATTGAGGACACGATAAAAGCGCTAAAAGCGGTAGGCGCAAGCATTGAAGGTAAGGAATTACAGGACGTTATGCGAGGCGAAGGGCGTAAGGTAATAGCCACGGCAAAGTCATTGGTTCCCGCTGACAGCGGCGACCTACGCGATTCGATTGGATTTATAACTTCCAAGGACGATAAATTTAAAAGCTCGGTGTTGATAGGCACGCGCCGAAATTATTACAACCATTATTTGGGGGTTATGTACGAATTTGGAACAGCGCCAAGAATACAAAAAAACGGGCGGTATACCGGTACGATTGAGCCGCGGCCATTTATGCGCCCTGCGCTTGATAAAAATAAGCAGTCGATTGTTAACGGCATATTTAATGGCGTTTCAAAGATTGTAAGTAAATTAGCGAAAAAATATAATTTAGAATAACATGCCAACTACAGGACCAGTAAACGGAACGTTAATCGCGATATACAAAGATATTAGCGGTACATTAACCAAAATCGCAAACGCTACTTCAAACAGCTTCGATATTACGGCCGACATGATCGACGTAACTTCGAAAGATAGCGCAGGGTGGAAAGAATTCATAACCGGTGAAAAAGGTTATACACTATCAATTGAAGGTATTTTTGAAGAGGATGGCAGCGTAGGCGCTGGCGGATTGTCTTGGAAAGATGTAATAACCGACCTAACTGCGGGAACTTCCGTTACTATCGTAATGACCAGCAACGTAAGCGGCGACCTTAAATTGAGCGGAGCTGCATTTTTCAGTAACTTGAATTTGTCAGCACCAAACAACGACAAAGCTACCTTTACCGCTACCATCCAAGGAACTGGCGCGTTGACTGTAGGCACAATCTAAGATTTACCATTGGTTGGTTTTCATAATGAATAGCCCCGCTATATGTGGGGCTTTTGTTGTTATATTTGCAACATGGAAATTAAACTTGGAAACGAAACTTTTTCGATGGCTTTCAATATGAACAGCATTAAGGCTATCATGATTGACGCGGGAATGCAGAGTTTTGCAGATTTGCAGAACGGCGCAGACCTTGCGAAGCAGTTGGATTTTGGCTTATTGTGCGCCTATCATGGAATTAATGAAGCAGCCGATATTGCAGGCAAGCCAAAGCCGTTTATATTATTGGCTGACCTTGGCCGTAAGATTACAAACTTCCATCAACTACTGCCAGCGATGGAAGCTTTTAGCGCATCGGTTACGGAGTTTTTTAAATCCGATGAAGCAGGGGGAAAGTAACCGCCAAGGGCGATGGTGCGCCGCTAACTTGGCTAACGATTGAGCGCATTGCATTTGGCGAAATGTGCATGCTCGAATCTGATTTTAAACGATGCACGCCGCGATATTTCCGAATAAGATTGAACGGAATGAGGCAAGCGCAACAGGCGCAATATAGAAACGAATGGGAGCGCGTACGTTGGCAAACTGCAGTTATGTTGTCGCCACATAGCAAGCGGCCTGTAGATCCTTTGAAATTAATTACATTCGACTGGGAGCGCGACACGTTAACAATATCCGATAAAATCGAAAAATATAAAACTATCTTTGACAAACTAACGCCAATAGCATCAGCATGAACGCCGTCAAAGTCGCCTACAATATCATGAGCAGCAACGCCGCGCTTACTACATTGGTAAGCTCGCGCATCAATCCGCTGCGAATACCAGAGGGGAGCGCATTCCCTTCAATAAGTTATAACCTAATTAGCATCGTACCCACGCCGACCAAGTCAGGGCATAGCCGCACAGATTGGGCGCGTGTTCAGGTTTCTATTTTTGGAACGACATACCAAAGCGCTGCGAATGTGGCCACAGCGGTGCGCACTGCATTTGAGGCGGTAACGCTTCCGGGAACCTTTGCGCAGGTGAAAGTACAGACAATTGAGTTTGACGCGCAGAACGAACTTACCGACGACGAATCGGCGTTTGCTGGCGTTTATCAGATCACGCAGGATTATATAATTAACTACACACGATGAGCAGGTTAAACGTTGTCATTGGGGCTGACATTAAACAGCTTGAAACGAACTTTAATAAGGCCGTTAAATTAGTACAGGAAAGCGGCGACGGCATGAGCGCAAGCGTTGCGAAGGCTGCTAAAGATATTCAAGATAGGTTGCAAGCATTGGCCAGCGCAAAGCCTACCGCTCGCGTAGTTCGTCAGTTGCAGACAATGGCAATGGAAGCGCGCGCGATGGGGCCAGCATTTTCGGAAATGGCAGACGAGTTTATACGCGAAGCCGGTAGGATGCAAGACGAAATTGGCGACACTCGCGCAGAGATTGGATATTTCGCAAGCGACACGCGGAAGCTTGACGCTGTAATTGGTGGGGCTAATGCGGTGGCAGGTGCATTCGGAGTTGTTGAGGGTGCAATGGCTGCGGTAGGTGTTGAGAATGAGGACGTTCAAAAAACAATGATGAAGCTACAAGGAGTTATGGCCATGCTTAACGGATTGACTGCGATACAGAACGCGCTGCAATCTGAGAGCGCCGTAGCTATTGGAGCGACTACAGCCATACGAAGGATTGAAGCGTATGTAATGGGGCAGGCAACTGTTGCGGCGCGTGCATATTCTGCGGCGTTGGTAGCTACGGGATTTGTGGCCGCGGTTGCCGTTATCAGTGGGATAGCTATGGCGTTTGCCGAGGTAGGGCGCAAAACGCAGAAAGCAAAAAAAGACACCGAGGATTTTTACAAAGTTCAGGAAGAGAAAGCAAAGAAAACAGCGGAGGCGATTAGTAAATTTGATGAGGAAGTAATTGGCAAGGCGATAACCAATGCGAAGCGTAAAGGGTTAACCGACCAGCAATTGCGCGATGCTGAATTGAAAGCAGTTGAAGCTTCGATAAAAAGCAGAAACGCGCAGCTTGCAGAGGAGGAAAAATATTCTGCACGTTACACCGAAATATCAAATTACATCATGACGCTGGAAAAGCGTAAAGAAGATTTGATAACCGAAAACATAGTAGCGGCCAATAAAAAGCGCGAGGATTTGAGAAAGCAGGCGGCGGAAAAAGAAAAGGAAATTATTGCCAAGGCATTAGAGGGGTATACAACAATTTACAATCAATTCGGTTTTAAAGCGGCGCAAAACTATAGTGATTCATTTGGCAAGAAATTTAAAGCGCAGCCAATTAACCCAAGCGATTTAAAAGGCGCAGGGCTGAAAATGGTCAGCGCTATGGATGGCATTGCTAAGGACATAAACAAAAATCCAATTCAATTAAAAATAGACGTACAAACCGAATACAGCAGTTTTATTAAAGACCTAATGCAGATGCGCGACGCAATCGACGCGGCATTTGAGCAACTAATTGAAAGCACGTTAACTGCCATTGGTGAGGCAATCGGCGGCATGATAGCAGGAGAGCAGGGGGCATTTAGGAATTTCGGAAACGTGGCGCTTAAAGCGGTGGCGGATTTTATGAAGGCGTTTGGAACTGCATTAATATCTACGGCCATAGCTTCGGACGCGTTCCAAAAATTAATATTAGCCAATCCAATTGCGGCAGCAGCTGCGGGGGTTGCATTGGTTGCGGGTTCTGCGGTAATTACGGCGCAGCTTAAGAAAGGCCCAGAGTTCACGGCATTCGCTGATGGTGGTATTGTTTACGGGCCTACATTAGGCCTTATGGGTGAATATCCAGGAGCGCGAAGTAACCCCGAAGTAATTGCACCATTGGATAAATTGAAAGACATGATTGGCGGCGCAGGAAATGAAAGCGGCTATATTGCAAGCACGCACATAAGCGGCCGCGATTTGGCGATAGTTTTAAACAGATACAATAACGACTATTCTAGGGGATAATGGCAAGGAAATACTACGGAGAATTTAAGAGCTTCAATAATACCGATTGGAAGGTAGAGATACACGACGCGCCAACGGGCAGCACAACGGCAGGGACGGAGTTAAAGTTAGCGGGGGAGGGGTTCACGCTTGATCGCGACGGAGAGGGGAGCAAGTGGCACGAAAACAGAGTGAAGTCAAGCCGAGTAACTGCGCGGTGGGTTATACCTAACAGCACGGTGTTGGATGCGTTTATCGGGATTCAGACGGAGGCCGAAACCTACTGGACTATGGTTGTTTGGCGTGGCTCCGAGTTGTGGTTTGTTGGACGCGTATTAGCAGACCAGTTAAACAGGCTTCGCGAAAGCATCGACGGTAAGCCAGTGATTGAACTTACTGCAGTGGATGGGTTGGATTTATTGGACGGTTACAACGTCAAGAACTCATGGTTCACTGATGGCTATATTCAAGTTAATATATTATTTCGCGAATGCTTGCAAGAGCTGGAGCTGCACGATTACTGGCCTTATTTAAGTAAAGGCGATTATTATTTTTTCGACGCTCAAAGTATGTATTCAGCAGACGCGACGCGTAAAGGCGTGGACATGTTGCGCGTTAATATTAATACATTTTTGGACGATTATGATCCGTTTCAGGATGTGAAAGCCATAGACCTTGCAGCAAATTGGTACTACGATTTGAATATGGTTACATGCAAGCAAGCATTAGAGCAAGTTTGTGAGATATTCAACATAAGATTCATGCACGCCAACGGCGGCTATTGGATTACTGATGTAGCTGCTTACAGCGGTTCAACTATACCATACCGGCGTTATAATTATACACTTTCCTATCAGAATACAGGAACGTACAGCCACAGGCAACAACTGGGAACACTACCAGCGCGGCCACAATGGGCGGCTAAACCTAATTTATTTTACCAACCAGCTTGGAAATTACTTACCATAGATACGGAGCGCATTAACGCAGCTTCAATAATTAGGACGCGGCCAAATAAAACCACAACCGCGCTGGAATTAATTGCAACCGATATTCCTACGGGGAGCACGCCAAGCGCTGCTCCTTTAAAAGTAAAATGTGTGGCTAAATTTGACTACCCTGCTAGCAGTGGAACGTATTACATACGCGCTAAGTTTAAAATTAAGATTTGGTTGGAGGATGGCAGCGCCAATATTAAAATCATGGATAAGGACGGGTTCTGGATTTCGGCTGCTAGCGTGCCAAACCATGAGGAAGTAGTCGACATTAAACAGCTCCAAGGTAATTGGCTTACATATAAATTTGAAAAGCAATGCACCACGCCGCCGACTGGATTTAATATTTTAAAAGTTCGTATCGATTCCGTAGAAGTTGAGAGCAAAGCATATATAGGCGGAGGCATCTGGACAACTCCAGGAACGGCAGCAGTCAACTTCTGGGGTAGCATTCAAGCAGCATTTGCAGAAACTTCCGATTATCAGAACCCCGATTTTGTCTGGAACATATCCGAGGATTTCACGCCGTCGGCAAGCAACGCTAAGAACAGCACGCAAATGCAGCTTAAACCGAAGTATTACTACAGCGGGAATAAATACGGCGTTGGCAATATATGGGCTAACGATGGCACGCAATGGGTAATTGCTGACGAATTTTACGGCGGATGGGATGGGGTTACCAAAGGCACGCCAACAAAAATGCTAGGCGTTGGGCTATCCTCGTTGTATGCTGATTTCGTGCCAGTGGTGCGCGGCACTTGGATTGATTCGGGAAGCTTGGATTTAGTGAAGTCATTGTACTTCGACAACTACACATGGGTATTAAATGGGGTTAGCTTTAACCCGCGACAGGATCAATGGGAGGGCGAATGGTTGGGAGTCGCTCCGGTATACACTAACACCACAACGACAGGCGAGGGCTTACGAATTGGCAACACGCAGGACGGGATTGTGCGCGACAGATTGAATTTGATTGAAACGCAAGTTAACAGTTATCAATCCATGATTTCGGCGATGCCTGAAACAATCCTTGAATATCTCGTAAACGACGCAGACGGAGCGCCAACGTCCGAGCCACCATTGAACACGCGGTGGGAGGTGATGCTAAAATACACCGAAAGCACGGGGAATATTGATTGGCATCTGCAGGAACATAACGCGAGCATAACGTACACCAATGGCACGCATACAATAACGAATGGGTACGAGCTAATAATTTGCGATAGCACCCACGGCAACGTAACGGTGAACCTGCCAGACGCCGACGAAAATAAGGGAAAGAAATACTACTTTATTAAAATCGCCAATCCGCACACGGTTACTATTAGCGGCGGTACGTTTAACATAAACGGCAGCACAGCAACCACAATTAATAATCTATACGGAAGTAAGACGGTAATATCCAACGGGACGCAATGGTATATTATCGGAAGCGTGTAAATTGTTAACGTAAGCGCGGCGCTGATTGATTAAATTTGAAACATGGCAAATCCTTCAATAGACATAGCCGTTGGCGGTCAAGGTTTTAAGTATCACACGGCTTCAACCGTTACAGGTGTTTCTTACGATTCATTGGTAGTGCGTGAAAATACTGTTTTTACAAGTTTCACCGTGAAAGGTGATAACGAAGCAAGCGGTAGTAATGTATTAACTGCACGGGGCATGAGTGGAATTACTTTTTTAGCTGGCGAATTTTTGCCCGCTGGTAAAGGTTACACAATAACTGGCTTCGTAATTTCGAGCGGAAGCGTAATAGGTTATTAATATGCCGAGAATAGGGGTAGGCGTTGGCATTGATCGTGTACACTTTGCGGGTGGATTTGCAGGGTCTTATTCATCCCGTGTGATTGCCGATGGTGGAACGATTGAGGCACTTGATTGTGTTGCCGCTGCATCATCATTATTACAATCTGCATCGTTACTTATTATCCCAAGCGGATACAAAGCAGGTGTTGCCT